CTGACGGTGATCATTAATTCCATAGTGAACTCAATTCTTATGAGGTACTTCTTCTTGGTACTGTGGTGTGAACATCGTAACATCACTGTTACAGAAGCGTCTATTAACGAATTGTGGGATGCCATGGATGAGTTCAGCAAGGATGTAATTTTCGTCTCCTATGGGGACGATAACATTCTTAGCTGCACTAATGATTACTTCACTTTCTCCAACATTTCCAGAGTAGCTGCCATGCACAACATCGAATACACGGATCCTAACAAGAAGGGATATAGTTATGACTTCATGTCAATTGAGGAGGCTACATTCCTTAAGCGTGGGTTCGTGAAACCATCATACTCGGAGTATTGGTATGCTCCTCTGGACAAGGATGTTATTGCCAAGATGACTCAAGTGTATGTTCCTAAAAGCATGTCTAGGCAAGAGCACATGATTGAATTGCTCACCAGTGCAGATAGGTTTGCCTATAAGCATGGCAAGGAATATCATACCAAGGTGCGCGAGTTCGTCGTCAGGCAGATGACATCAATGGGCATTTTGTGCGATCTCCCAACTTTCGAGAAATATCACCTCGATGAGTTTGGTGAGCACATCGATGCATAAATGCCCACGACCTCCATGTCGTTAAACTGGGTCTCCGGTGTAGCATGTGCTTATGCACATATACATCGGCTTCCGTCACGGTGTTGAAGCGAGGCTAGTCCCGGGTGCCACCTGATGGACGGCGTGTCAGCCGTTAATTGACTCTGGGCTTTAGTGCTACGTCCTATTGTAAACCAAAAGCACTCCTGCATACATATCTACGAAGCATTTCTTTTTGTAGTTTTCCTTTGTTAGTAGGCGTTATTGTATGCTTGAGCACTTGGGGCGCTCCCCCTAATAAATCCCGGTGGGATTGGTGCGTGCAGCCGCGAAAACACACTTCGTGCACACATTGAGTCGTGTGTGTACGAAAAGCATGACTCGCGATTAACAATCAAAACAATATGCGTCCAGTGACGCACTTCACTGAGGCTGCAGAGCCTCATGATACACAACCAGGCGTAGTAGAT